TCAATCCTCTTCGTTCAACTCCATTTGCAACAGCATTTCCCCCCGCCATTTGAATCGGTAGAACCGTAAGGGGGAGCCGTCCAACGTACTTCCGAAGTCGATTTCAACGTCGTCATCTAGATATGCTATAGCATTCCGCAAATCGCCTACGGTGAGCGGGTAGCTGGTACCTGAGATCATTTCGCCAGGTCGTTTGGGCATTTGAATAGTTGAGTAGGACTTTTTTGACATGCTCATCTCCATATTGCTTTCTTTTATCCAACATGGTCGCTAGCAACGCGGCGTTGTTATTGGCGATGAAACCAAAGAACCATGTCGAACTCATCTCTCGCGGTCCGTTAGCTGCCATAGTCGGACGCAACCTTCTATAGCGCGGCGGCTTTCGGACAATTTGGCGGGGTTTGCTAGACAAGTCTGTTAAGGCAAAGCTTATAATTCGGGCTGTTGATATGGGGGCATCTGCCTGCCCCCATACTCATTTTGAACTAGGCTACTCAACGGAAAGCACTGTAGCCGAGCAATCCGAATTATTAATCAGGCCCAGTGCCTCGCCCACGTTCATGCCACCAAAACCGTTTCTGGCGCGATATCTGATCAGGACAGAATGATAGCCCTCATCGTTAACAGGCGTGATCCGTGTATCGATGAGCTCAAAGCTGTCCGGCTCTCTCATCATGTCTTTAACTGCTCGTTTGAAGTCTCTGTGCGATCCATCCCATGCGCTCAAACAGTGAAAACCTTTGCGCTTTTCCTCTGCTGCTTGTGCCTCAGCAAGACGCCTTTCCGCTTCGTCCTTCTCTTTTGCGATCCGTTCCTTTTCTAGACGCTCAGCTTCTTCCTTCGCAGCAGCTTCAGATGCCAACCTTTCGGCCTCGAGCTGAGCAGCTTTTTCCCTCGCAGCTTTTTCCGCTGCAACTTCAGCCTTATTTTGTGCCCATTTTCCGGCGTCTGAGAACCCGGCTGCTTCAGCGGCTTTCATATCCTGCGCATTTTCGAACCCTGCTTCTCGGGCTTCTGTGTTCCCCCACATGACCCCGGCGGTTCCCATGCCGATAAACCAGAAAACAAAAGCAACCGGAACTATGATCACCCCCCTCTTTCGCTTACCTTTCTTGAACAACAGAACGATTCCGTAAATCGTCGCCCCTAGCCAAAACAGGGACAAAGTAAGTGCAAATGCCTCAAACATTAGTGCCTCAATTAGTGGATGATTTATGTAAGCCCTTTTGTATCATGAGATTTCATCCTTTGGGAGAGCGACGGATTGTCATACACGCTCAAGACTAAGATAGTCGACGTTGAACCTTTCCGCCTTTGCAGGACAGATGGCGCTTTCGTTGAATAGCCGAGCGCAGTCTTAGGACTGCGGGGACGCAAAAGTCGGCGCAAAATAGGTGGCCGCGCCGGATTAAACGATCTCAACGGCGCTCAGTCCCATAGCCGCCAACGCAGGCAGTGGATCATCGCTTACAAACGCCGTGATCTTATCAGGGTGAAGCTGGGCAGCCGCAGCATCAGAATAGAACATATAGCTGCCCTGTGCCGCCTGAACCTTCGCAACATCCACACCCAGCTCGAGAAAATCCACCATGCGTGGTGACTGCGCAAGCGCAGCTATGATCGCGGGGCTGGTCACGCTGGCGATATCGCGATCCGTCCAGTCGCCGGATGTGACGGCATAAAGGTTGCTGCCACTGTCCTGCCACCGCCCGTCGGAAATGCTGTCGATCTGCTGGGCCTGCCCGAGAACGACAAACGTGTGGTTGGCTGGCTCGATGAGCGCCACCGGCACAATGTTCGTAACCGTCTGTGCCATGCGATACCCCCTGATTTACCTGCGAAATACTGACGTACCTGCGCAATCTCCTGATCGGTCAGACGGCGGTTTGCCTGAAACGTCCCGTAGAACCGCATGGCGGCGCGATTGCCGCCGCTGATTTCAAACGGACCCGCGCCGCCGTCTGCTATCGGCTATGCAACAGAGTAGTTTTTCGCGTTGTCATTTGCGTTGATGTTTCTGTCGGTGCCTGACGCCCACGAGGACAACACCATATCCAAGCCCACCGGGGATTGACCGACACTCACAGACGACGACAGCGCGCCCCATGCGGCACGAACCAGATTGGTGCCATTTTGAAGAGAAACCAGCGGCTGCCGGTGCTGATAGTTGCTCGGGCCGCTGATGCGATTGGAGACGATATGCGGGTATGAGGCGTTGAAGCTGTTCAGGCGAAAGGCCGTTACATTGGTGGCCTCTGCACTGAACGGCAGCGCGCCCGCTGAGAGTTCGTCATCGATGCCGTCGAAGTTAAGAAACCTGCGCCCGTCGCCGTCTTCCTGAAAGGTAGGACGATAGTTTGTGTTGGTCGACTGAACCGCGTGGTGCCCGTTGCCGCTTTTGTCGTTGATCCGGGCTACGGGGTCGCCGGGTGTTGTAACCGGAATGGTTCCTGCCGCGTCCTGAAACAACGTGCCCATGTCGGACGGATCAAGCCAAAGCCCCGAAACACCGGAAAGCAAGGATGCAGGGTTGAACGAACTGCCCCAACCAAAGCGCCCGGAATTGAACCGTCCCGCACCGAACCGCCCGACATGCATGGCCTTACTCCTCAACGACCAGTGTTGCTGGCCCGACCATCCAAAGCCGCTCATCGTCCTTGAGCTGCATCGGCTTGCTGTCCAGCGGCAACAGAGGATGCCCCAGCTTGGCGGCAAGTGTTGGCAGGTCGTCAGACATCGTCGTGACATAGCGCGCGATTTTGCTGCGATGTCTGTCCTCCGGATTAGACAACAGAATATCGGTGACGCCGATGGCCGTGTAACGGGCGCTGGTATCCCAGTCGCTCAAAGCGTTAAATTCCGTGCTTGCCATTGATTATTGTCCTTCCGTTTTAACGGTTCATGTAGTCGGCGATGAAGCCCTGCGATTGCGCAAGGCAGATGGCGTTTCCGCACCCATCACTCCCCCCACCAGAAATTGCTGATCAGCAGCTCGGCCCGTGCCCCGCGCGCGTCATTGGATTTGCCGATGGTGTAGGTGGTCTCAACAGGCGTGATCCGGAAGGCCGAGAAGACCTCGCGGATCTCGGGCACATCGTTGATGGACATGAGGAACTTGCCTCGGATGCCCTTTAGCTGAGTGGCGAGGCGTTCGAAATCGGCGCGCTCGAACAGCGCTTTGCCATAGTCGTTCTCACAGCCCCAGTAGGGCGGATCGAGATAGAAGAATGCGCTCGACCGCTCAATCCGGCGGATGAAATCAGCATAATCCAGGCAGGTCACCGTGACGCCGGACAGGCGGCTGTGCAGTGCTTCCAGATCCGGCTCCAGCGTGGTCAGATTGAACCGGGCTGGACGGTCGGGCGCGAGGCCGAAATTCCGCCCTGAGACCTTGCCGCCAAAGGCAGTGCGCTGCAGATAAAGGAACCGAGCTGCGCGCTGCATGTCGGTCAAAGTGGAGGGATCGGTTTCGACCAGGCGGATGAAATTGGCCTGCGTGGTCAGCTGGAACCGCAGCAGATCGAGGAAGGCGACATAGTGCTCCTGCAGAATGCGGAACAGGTTGTAGACGTCGCGTTGGGCGTCGTTGATGAACTCGGCCCTGGCCTGTTTGCGGCGGCGCAGGAAGATACCGCCCATGCCGACAAACGGCTCGGCGTAAGTCAGGTGCGGATCCGCGTCGATGATGGCGCAGATGCGTTTGGCCAGATTGCGTTTGCCGCCCAGCCAGGGGGCGACAGGTTTGGTCTGCTCGATGTCATGCTTTGACATTTGTTCTCGAATCGTTCTCTTATGCGGCCATCTCATGATCATGAGTGCGGACGGCCTTGATTTGCGTCAGGTCGGCGGGGTGTCTTGGCTGGCTTCCCCGTGGTTATGGGCGGTTGCTGCCGCCCATACCTCCGCTTAACGGTAGGTGTTCAGAACCTCCTGCAGGGTGGCGTAGTGGCCCCGATACTCGAAGGAACCGAACTGGCCACCAATGCGTACCGCGAGGTAGAAGATCAGGCTAAGGGCAATGGCCGGTGGTGCTTTCATCAGCCACGCCAGCTGTGGAAAGACAGCCCAACCGGACTTTTGCGTCACCGCATCTTTCAGCATTGCCTTCAGGAACTTCAAGTCGCAGCGGGCGCGGTCCCACCGGTCACCACCAACGGCATAACCGAAGTCATGGTGCCGCCAACTCGCGCCCCTGAAGAACCAGCTCGCCGTTTGGGTGATGAACCGACGCAGGGGATCGGGAAGCCAATACGGCCCCAGCCCATTGCCAAAGCGTTTTTGTTGAACCGGGGTCAAGTCACTGAACGATGGCCTGCACATCAGTTCACCTCGATGCCAAGCGCAGCGGCCATGGCAGCCGCCTTCACCTTGCCGCCTTCGAGAATGGCCTCGTATTTCAGCGGATCGGCTTCGGCCTCCAGATCCTCTTCAAGCATCACGCGCAGGCCCGTTGTCTGTGAGATGATTGCTTCGAACCGGCTGGCCTTGGCGACGATCTTCTGCGCGATGTCGGCTTCTGTTTTGCTTTGGATACCAGCTTCGCCAGCGATCAATGCCGTTTGATCTACGCGAGCGGTACCGGCGATGACTGCGCGCGCGGCTTCGGCCTTGCTGGGCCAGCTTTCTCGCTCGTACTGAGGCACCGGCCCGGTGATTTTCGACAGGAAGCCGTCGATCCACTTGACCATCGCGGTTTTTGCGGTGACCAGGTCAGGATAGGTCGGGCGCGGCTTCGCCAGTTCGGTCTCAAGACGCGCTTGAGCGACATCTGACGTCACCACCTGGCCTTCTATGGTGGTGGTGCCATTGTCGAATTCTGCGGCGACGCCCAGCCGCATCAGCTCAAAAACAATCCTCAGACTCATGGTGCTGCTCCGATTTTGAGAATGTCGTATGTGACCTCGTATTGAATGGTCGTGTTCTGGCTCAGTTCCGCGCTGAAGCTGTGCGACAGGACATCATCCTTAGCGAGGTCGAGAAACACCGTTGATGTGACGGTCGTGTCGTTGTTGCTCTGACCTGTTTCATCCGCATTCAGGCCAAAGATATAGCGAACCCGCGCGTCGTTATGGGTGATGGCGGCTTGCCAGAACTGAAGGTGAATATTCGGCCCGCCTGCCAGCAAACGGAACGTTCCGGTCACCTGATATTTCCCTGTCTCCGGGACTGTCAGTCGACCGTTTGGCACATTCGCCCAAACCCTGTGGGAAACCGCGTGCAGACCACCACCTGCCGAGACACCCGTCACAGGGTTGTTTAGCCGGTTCAGGATCGTTGCCGCGAAATTCGGATCATCACCCAGCGCCTCGGCGAGTTCATTGAGTGTGTCCAAGGCAGCAGGCGCGCTGCCGAGCAAGTCGTCGATCCGTGTCTTCAGCGTGGCAGGTGAAATCACCTTGGTCGGTTCAAGCCCGGCACGCGCCTCTGCAACGGTTGCGAAATCCACGGCAAGCGTTTGATCAGCTGATAAATCACCGCCGCCGGTCAGCCCGTCGCCCGCATTGAATTTACGCTCAACCGGCACATATGCCCCCGCCGATTGAACGGTCAGGACAAGGTTTTCCAGATCAGAGAACAGGATGTTTGCCTGAACAATGGCCTGTACGTGGTTCAGCGGCTTGTTCACCGGCGGATCAAAATGGGCGATGGCCACCATGTCACCGTCAGCGTCATAAAGGCCAACCTCACGAACCACAAAGGGGCCTTCCTGCGTCTTAAGCAGGATGGAGAAAAAGGCCGTGTTAGGTTGCTCGGCGATCACACCGGACCCATTTACAGGCTTGCGGCCCTGTTCGTTTTCTAGCGCTGTTTCGCCACCGGATGGAATCCGCGTTCCATCACCCCACGCCATCTCGGTAATGGTGAAGGCTTTGCCATTTGCGATGGCTGCGGCCTCTTTGTTGCGACCGGTTGTAGTCAAAATTCCAAAACTCATGACGGGGTTCCTGCGGTTGCAAAGATGGTGACCGTGGGCACGAAAACGCGCCGAACGGGGATTGTGATAACGGGTGGTGGCGGGACAACAGCCGGGGCTGTGGCTTTGATGACCGCGCCCATGTAAACGCCCACATATGCTTTGCCGCGCGCCGCGACCGCAGTGCGCAGCTCGGTGCCCTGCGAGTGTCGCTTGGTGGCGTTGATCATCCGCCAGATGGCCGCAACCTGCCGGTCGGAAAAATGCCCGCCTTCATCGGGGTACAGAAGCTCGTCGATCTCAACAGTGATGCGGTGGGTGTTGGCCACGCCCATCGGCACCTGCGCGTGCCATTGCTCGATGATGGCCGTCATGCCCAAAAGGCTGAGACCCAGCTTTACACCGGCGTCATAGCCTTCCAGCTTTTGCAACAGCCATGCGTTCTTGAGAATGCGGCGCTGGATCGCTTCGGGCAGGTCAGGGTCGATGAACTCTTCCATCGAATACTCAGCGATCAGCGCGGGCAACGCCTCGGCCGGGCAGGTTTCTGCATCCTTGACCTGAAAAGCGGTAATCGGCTGGTCGCCGATGATTTCGTTTAACGCTTGCAGGTACGCGCTGCCGCGTTCGTCCAGCACTTGCGGCGGCGTGATGCGGTCTAGCTTGGACCGGGGCCAATACGCGGACATCAGACCGCCACCACCACGACCTGCAAGGCCGTGCATCTGCGCCAGGACGACTTCGCAACAGCGGCAAAGGCCAGATTGGGCACATCCGCGTCCACAACGCCGACAATTTCCCGTGCGGCGTCGGTCAGGGCTGACGGGGCAATGTATCCGCCAAGGCTGCGCTCCCATTCATCCAGCACGTCCTGGACAGCCGCCTCGGCGTCGTCAGCGGCCTCTGCGTCGGACAGCACAAGATGCAGCTCGGCGGTGAACGCGTGCGCGGTCGGGGTTTGCACCTGAATGAAGTCACCCTGATGGATGTTGCTCTCGTTGAACACGGACAGCAGCGAGGCGATTTCCTGTGCGTTTGGTGCGCCAGTGTCCATCAAAGGGTAAATGTCCACATAGCCGGGCTGGGGCCGGTCGATATGGACGTCGATGCAGCGCGCATTCCATCCCAGCACGTCTGACACATACCGTTCGCGGTTCAGGCCGTCGCCGATCCGCTCGAAGGCCAACGGCAGGCGTTCGCGGTACCGGGCGTCACTTTCGACCTCAGCCCCACCGCCGGTCTCGGTCAGGTTGGTGACGGCTGAGATGCCGGGGATCGGGTCAACCAATGACGACAAAGCACCGACCGAGAACCCATTGGCGGCGCTGCCGGGTACGGTTGCGGTCGCCAGGACATCAACGGTCGCCTGACCGGCGGGAATGAACGCGGCCAACGTTGTGGCGAACTGGACCAGCCCGCCCGCATCGGCGACCCGTGTCCCGGCCGGGATCAGAATTTGCGACACAGCCGGTTGCGGCGCGGTGAATTGCAGGCTGGTTGAGGCCGGTGCTGCCTGCAGGCGCGGCGTATTGCGGTCCGCCCCGATGATATCCAGCCAGTTGCTGCGCGCATAGGCGACAAAGCAATTCTCAAGCGCCAGCTGCTCCTCGGCCGCGCGCAGGCTGAGCATGTAGGCGATGGTTTCCAGCAGGTACATCTCTGTCTGACTGTCAGACAGGGTGCGGCCGGTGTCGGCTTCGAATTTGGCTTTGGCCTGCTCCAGCAGCTTTGCGGCCTCGCGGGTGACAAAATCAGGCGCACCGGCTTCGTTCAGAGCGGTGATCGGGGCAACATCAGAAGGCATAGGCCACCTCCGTTATCTGGAACTCGTCCAGTACCGCCTCGCGGGGCGACCAGCTGACATTCAGCGTGATCGCCTCGAAGGTGGTCTGAAAGGTGATGTCGTGAACCTGAACGCGCGGCACCCACCGGCGCAGCGCTTCGCGCACTTCAGCCACCACAAACAGGCTGCGCACATTCATCGGGCGGTCGCGGAACTGCTCGAGGCCGCAGCCCTTTTCCGGGTTCAGCGGCACCGACTCTTTGGGTGTGAGGATGCATTGGCGGATTTCCTGCGCGAGATCCTCAAGATCAGGTGCAATCTCGCCCCACGCAGGCCCCTCGGCCGTGCGCTTCATCTGCCAATGTACGTTTGTGATGGTGTTCCGATCCAGCATGCAAGGGTGATGCCGGATCAGAGGGGGCGCAAGATACCTGAACTCAGTTCAGGGGAGACGCCGCCCTAGAGGACTTGATGCCAGCATTCAGGGGAACGGGCATCACGTCAAGGTGTCAATCGCCTACCTGATTGATGCCGTTGATCGAGGTGGCCCCCAGAGTTGTCGAGCCGGTCACAGTGACAGCCCCCTGAACTTCCAGATCGCCCTGCACAACCAGCTTTCCACCAGCGATGGACAAAACGATGCCGCTGGCGTGGCTGATTGTGAACGCCCCACCTTCCCAGATCACCGTTGACCCGTCCGGCATTTCGAAATGCACCGTGCCTTCGTTCCCGGCCGGAGCCGGATCCGCGTCGGAATAAACTGCGCCTAGGATAACACCTGCTTCGCGGTTCGCGTCCATCTGGCAAACCACCTGACTGCCGACCTTTGGGCGGGTGAAAACCTTCACCCCGGACGTGCTGCGCTGCACGACATCGAGCCAGCCGGAGATCAGTTGATCGTTGTCTTCAAACTGAACCCGGACCTGCGATCCGCGCTCGTCGACGACAATGCCGCGTTTCATCTGTTCTGACTGCATCGACTTACGGTTTTTTACTTTGGCTGGCCTGTTTTTCGCTGACACACCCACCCAGCCGAGTGAGATAGATTTCCAGCTTAGCGGGCTCTGCATTGCTTTGCCGAGCGTCTTTGGCGTTTCTGGGCAGAGAGGAAACGGAGGCCGCGCCTCCTTCAATGACCGCTTTGAACGCGCCTATGACCGCAGAGTAATCTGCAACGTCCCTTGTGAATCCTTTGCGCACGTTGATTCTCACTTCACGCATAACAGCGAGTGTGATCTCGACTGCTGTATCATCGTCTTTTAGGATATCGTCGTTCTCGTAAATTTTTGTCACGACACCAATGCAATTAAAAATCTGCGCCCCATCATAAATACTTTCAATGGTGGTCTTGTTTAGGCCACGTTGAGCAACCTGCTGCACGCCAACCGCTGCGAGCCCCCGGTTGGCTAGGGCTGTGTCAGACACGCCTTTCACAGCTCCAGCGACAACCGACGCTGCTGTCAGTATCACAAGAGCCGAAGCCGCATCCTGATTGGTTTGCGAAGTTGTTGCCGCTTGAAAATAAGCCCCCGAAAGTCTGTATGCCAGCTTACTGGCGGAGGCTAAATCTTCGGTTTGAGTAGGCTGGACTAACGCTGCATCGGCGGGCAACACTGCTTTTTCTTTGCTTATTAGGGTTTGCTCTGCACATCCAGCAAGCGTTAGAGCAACAATAGTGGTTGTGAAAATCCGCATTTTTCTTCCCTTATTGTACTTATTAAATGCATTTAAACTCATCCTATTGGCGTATTTGGCCAAGCTTTTTCTTTGGTGGCCAATCGGGTTTTCGTCGAGGCTTTCAAATTGGCCACACCCATTACAACAGGCCCAGTTGAATTTATTTGGGTATGCACGTTACCCAAGATTTCCACCGATCAGTTTCAGATTGATGCTCGTGGTGTACCCGTCCGAGCTAAAGCGATGCTGCGCCATGGTGATCAGCCAACGGCCTGCGTAGCGCCCGTAACGCGGCCCCAGTGCCACGACCTGACCGGCCAGCAAAAGTGGATCGCCAACCGTGGTGATCCGCCCGGTGCCCAGATCATCGTTCTCGCGTGCCAGACGCGCGACACACATCCGCTCGGCATGGGCCTGTGTTTCAACCCGGTCATCCAGCTTCAGCGTGTCACCGGAGGGGACGCGCGGATCCTCGGCTGTGGCGGTCAGCGTTTCTTTGCGGCCGGGATGCAGATACCGAGCCACGGCCTTGGCGTAGAGCTTATGGGTGGACTTGCGGAATCGGTAGCGTGTGACCGGATCGCCTTCGACCAGGTCAAACCGGCGCACTGGGGCTGTGCTCTCGATAGACGCGCGGGTGGTAAAGATCAACTGGTCTCCCTTGACCGAGAAATAGCCCCCCCATTCTTCAGCCAGCCGGGTCAGAAACCGCAGGTCACCCTGTTTGTCCTGCGTGATGCGCTCAAAACTCAGGTCGGCGATTTCACCGACGACGGTGAGACCGTGGCGCTTGGCGACCTTGGCGACGATAGCCGCATGGGCACGCGCGCCTGAAACGCGGTTTCAATCTTGGCCTTTTCCGATTCAACGTCACAGAAGGTCTCGTCAAAGAAGAACCGCAGTTGCTTGGTGCCATTGTCGTTGCCCAGATCCTGCAGGACCGACAGCCCGCGCAGGGGTGTCTGGCGGGCAAACCGGGCGGATTTGGCCTCGGCGTCAGCGGTCGGGCCGGTCAGGTGGTCAGTGCCGATAACGGAGTTTCCAAACAATCCAAGCATCAGTCGTGTCCCCTGCGTTGCGACTCGCGGATCCGCTCCTCGATCTTGTCGGCCGTGCGTTCCGCCAGTTCCTCGAGATCGGGCATGACGTCGCGATCCACGTTGCCCTTGATCTCGATTGTGACCGGCGCGGAGACAGTTGTGGTGCCGCCTGCGCGTGGGTTCACATAGCGCGCGCCATCGACCTCACCGGGCGCGGCAAGCGCCCCGCTGCCACCCGTCGCCAACGCCCCGGCCAGAGCCGCTGCTCGTGCCGCCTTGGTCTGTTTTTTGATGGCCTTGGCAACCAGCTGGTCATATTCGAGGCGTTCATCACGCCAGAAGCAGAACTCGGCCTCGGACATGCCCATCAGCTCGGAATGGGAAAATCCGCATTCGATCAGATGGACATGATCAAGCGGGCTGCTCAGCCCTGTCCGTTTTCGGAAGAATACGAATTTCGTAAGCGGCGTCTGAAGACCGTCTGCTATTGGCTTGAAGTTCCACGGGAGCAGATCGTCGATCTTGTTTTTGGGGTGACCAGTTGCGATGGCTTCGAGCGTGGCCTTGAGATATGCGAAGGGCTCAACACCGTTGATTTTGGCGGTTTCGATCAGAGAAGCGATGCGGCCCCAGGCCTTGCCGCCCTCATCGTGCCCCGCAAACAATGCGTTCTTTCTGTTCAGGGCAATTGGCCTGATTAAATTTTCGACCTGGTTGCTATCGATCTCGACGCACCCGTCATTGAGGAAGGTTTGCAGGTCATCCCAGTGACGGTGGATATATGCCAGTTTTTCGCCGAGGCGAGACTTGGCCGAGACGCGGATGCGCTGAGTTTGCAGCCAGTCGCCGAAGGCAGCGACCAGGGGCGCAGATCGGGTCTTGCGTGCCGAGAGACGCTGGCCGGGGGATGTGCCTCGGATGTCTTTTTCGATAGCATAGATTTCGGCGATCTGGCGCAGGCCTTCGGCGGCGATCTCGGATTTGTCGCGGTCGTGGATTTCCTTGAGCTTGCGGCGGGCGTGCGCCCAGCAATGGGCCACGACGATGGGCTCGCCGCCCTTGCGCGTGGTGCGGGTCAGACGATTGTATCCGGGGTAGCCATCCAGTTGCAGGATGCCGTCGAAGCCTGTGAGGAACTTTTCCGCATTCTCGCCCCGCCGGTCGGGGGCGTAGAAGAACACGACCCCCGGCGGGTCATCGCCGCCCCAATTGCGATCATCGCGGGCCAAAGCCCAGAGATATCCGGTTTTGGTCTTCTTGCGGCCGGGGTCGAGGATCGGGGCTGTCGTTTCGTCCATGAAGAGCTTCGTGGAGGTCTTCAGGTGCTCGGCCAGCCGGTCCACGACCGGGCCCAGATGGAAGGCTGCCTTGCCGACCCAATCCGCCAGAGTGGATCGGTGAATGTCGATGCCTGTACGACCCAGGATTTGGGATTGCCTGTAAAGCGGACAGTGATCGGCATATTTTGACACCAACACATGCGCGATGGTGCCCTCTGTTGGCAGCGCTCTTTCGATCAGGCGTGCTGGTGCCAGGGCCTGGGTCACGCCATCGGTGCAATGGCGGCAGGCGTATTTTGGACGCACGGTGACAATCACGCGCAGTTTGGCGGGCACGATATCCAGCCG